CAAGACGTGGGTTCGATTCCCATCGCCCGCTCCAGCTTCCCAGCAGGGAACGCTTTCAGGATTGCCTTCAATCCTTGCGCTGCTTCTTTTTCTGTAGCAGTACCCCCTTCAAATTCCTCGATCACGCCCTCAATGACTGCTGTCTTGAGGTCGTAGCCCGCAATCTCTGCGAGCCTTGCTCGCGTGCGTAGATTGCATGGTCGTTCGCCCGTTTTCATCTGCGTGATGTTCGACTTGTGCATGCCGAGCATCCCCGCTAGCTGCTTCTGACTGCCGGCCTTTTCGGCTGCTGCCTCGATGAGTTGCTGCAAGCTCATGGTTGCCATTTTGCTGAACTCCTTGTAGGCTCTGGTTTCCATATTTGCCAACCGTTGGCAAATATGGCAATCATAAACAGGAGCCGGCATGCCCCCCACCCCTCACGTTTGCTCATCCCCTGCCACCCCAACGGCACCGGCTAGCTTGCCGGCTCCAGCCGATGCCGGGCAGGGGGTGGGCATCCTTCAGCGGCGTCTCTTGGCCTTTTGCGCCTGGCGCTGTTCGTCTCTGATGGCCTTCATCTGGGCCTTCCATTCATCGCGCTCTTTGCGTCGCGCTTTCTTTTCCTGGACAACGAAATACGTTCGGATCGCGCCGACGGTGATGGCGATGCCTGCGGCGGCGAATACGTATGTAACGATTTCAGTTGGTAGTGCCACGGAAGTTCCTCTCTGGTTGTTTGTGCTGCTGATCGTCGCTTGGACGCTCGTTGCCCTGGCCATTTTCCATTGGCTCATGGTGCCGCTGCTCGGCTGGATTGCGGACCGCATCGTGGACAAGAAATGAGCATCGACTCTATCCCCGGCCAATCCGGCGCCGGCATGCTCGACATGTTCAACGCCCCCGCCCCCGTCCGCACCTGGCTTGTCCAGCTGCTCCCCGGCATGTGCGCGCCTGGTGAGAGCTGCGTCAAGCGCTTCAGGTCCGTCGATGCCTTCGACGGCTACGTGCGCCAGGTCCGCGCATCGGGCTACCCCGTTTCTTTCACCTCGCCCTTCACGGCCATAGTGGAGGCTCGCCCATGACGACGACGGTATTTCACGACTCCCCCCCATCCGAAGGGGGGGCGGTGTCCTGGCGCGTGCGCCCGGTCCCGGCTGTTGGCGCGGCAGCGCCTTCCGCCCGTGCTGTAACACGGGTGGAAAGTTCATCCGTCACGGCCTCATCGGATCGCGCGGCCAAGATCGATTGGTTGAATGCCACGTTCGATCATCCGGCCATGAGCCTTTCCGGCCTGGTGCAGTTCATCAGCGCGATCACTGATGGGATGGTCACCGCGCAGCAAGACGGCGGGCTGTTCGGCTTTACAGAGCGCCATCGCATGACGGCCCACCTGGCCGACGGCTCGCGCGTCGAAATCGGCTCCATCGCCCTCGGCGGCGAATCACAAAAAGGCCGTTGGCTCCTGCAACTCAACGGCAAGGGCTGTGGCCTCGTCAATGACTGGACCAGCCTGCAAGAGCTCCTTGAAGGCCTCAAGGCCGAACTCTCGCGCGTAGACCTGGCGGTCGACTTCCTAGACGGTGAATACACGGTTGACGACGCCGTGACCCTCTACGACCAGGGCGCATTCATCAATCGTGGGCGAAACCCTCAGCTGGACATACAGGGCGCCTGGCACGAAAGCGGCACGAAGGGACGAACCATGTACGTCGGAAAACTCAAGAACGGCAAGACGCTGTGTGTCTACGAAAAGGGGCGCCAGCAGAACATGCCGGACAGCAACTGGACGCGCTTCGAGGTGCGCCTGGGCAACCGCGATCGCGTCATTCCCCTGGACGTTCTCACGAACCCGGACCGTTATTTCACGGGCGCCTATCCGGCCCTCTCTCACATGCTCGAAGCAGCGGCCGAGGCCATCCCCACGCTGCAGGAAGAGACCAAGGGCAGCTTGGCCCACGGCCTCTACCACCTGGAACGCTGCTACGGCAAATACATGCACCAGGCGCTCGAAATCACAGGCTGCACCTCCGCCGATCTCATCGAGGAGGTGCGCGTCATCGGAATGCCCAAGAGGGTAGACCCAGCCGGCGGGAGTGCCGGCCTCGCATGGCCCGAGTTACAGGCCCAAATCGAAAGGATCAGACCGTCATGAGCACCGTAGTAGCCTCCTCAACTCAGGGAAAGACCATCCCCATGCAAGTCACCATCAAAGGCCGCATCGACGCGGCGCGCCGCCACGAAAAGAACGCATACACGCGCATCGTCACGCCCGCCCCGGACCTCTACAGCCGGCCGCAGACCGTCGAAGTTCGCAGCAAGCAGCGCCTCGGCCAGGTCGGTGACGAGATCACGGTCCAGGCCGTGCTCGGTGGCTACACCCGCAAGCCCTTCCGCAGCGTGGACAAGGAAACCGGCGAGACGTCCATGGTCACTCCGGTGGACATGACGCTCGATGCCGTCGAGTGATCCCGCACTGTGGCCGACCCCGTCTCCATCACCTGCCCCAGCACCTGCACGGTGACTGTTGTCCATGAATTAAGTCTCCCTCCGCTGCAGTTGACTGCTTCTGAGGGAGCGCAAATCGCCGTTGCCATCCTGGCGATTTGGGCAATTGCCTATGGCTTCCGGGCCTTGGTCCAAATGCTCAAGAAAACGGATGGTGAATCTTCATCTGAAAGTGAGTGAACTATGGAAATCCAGAAAACCATGAATCGCGCCCTGGTCGGTGCCGGTGCCCTCGTTCTCGCGAGCGCTTCTCATGCCGCTGCTATCGACGTCGGCGACATCGTCAGCGACATCGCTGCGCAGGCCGCGCCCGTGGCCCTGATCGGCGGTGCTGTGCTGCTGCTCGTCGTGGGCATCAAGGCGTTCCAGTGGGTGCGCAAGGCGCTCAGCTGATCTCGCGGTCCCTGTCCGGCCGGCAGGGGCCTTTTCAATGCGTCCGTGTCGGGCGCGTCGCAAAGGCTCAAATGGGGATATTCATCATTATTGCAATATTGGGGGCGGCATGGCTAATATTTACCGCCTGATAATTTCCCTTTTCTTTGCGTTTATTGTTGCATTGCCGGATCGCGTTTTCGCATTCCCGCAGTCGATGCAGTATTTCATCAGTGCATTTGACGGTAGCGGGCAACTCGGTCCATTCGGTTCTCCTGGCGGTGCTTGTGGCCCGTGGTATAACTCCTTCACAGGCAAGAATTTACCCCATGGCAAGGATATGGGTTATTTGCCGTCCCCTGGGGTTTACGGCACGTGCACTGCTGGTGATGGTACAAACTGGTTTTTCGGCTCCCCTGTCGGTGGCCGCATGTCATGCCCGGCTAATTCGACAGATAATGCCGGTGACTGTAGTTGTAATTCCGGTTATGAGGAAAAATCCTCCACATGTGAGCCTGTTTTAAGCCCGTTAGATAAATGGTGCAAGGATTTCGAGGGTGCGCCTTGGAATGGCATGGAGACCGAGCGTAAATATTCAGATACGCCGAGCAGTTTTCAGTCTTGCGCGCGTAGTCCTTTCTGGGACCCCGAAGATTTTCCCGGTAAGGGCTGTCTCTATAATGTGCAGAAAGAATGGGGCGCTCAATCTCGGACCGACGGTAAATACTATACATACGGTAATGGCGTCGGTGCTGGTGTTCCGTGCGATATTGGCCCTGGTGCTGATCCCGAAAAAAAAGAGGCGAAAAATCCTGAGTGTGAATCGGGGCAGCCTGGGGTCGTTAATGGAGTGAAAGTCTGTGTTCCTTATCTTCCCGAGACGATAGAGCGTAAGCAAACCGAGAATAAAAACACGAAAACTACTTGCTCCGGTGGTACTTGCACCACGACGACGACGACGAAAACGTCAAGCTCGGAAAAGCCAGTGTTTGATTCATCTTCACCCAATCAGGGTGGCTCGGATGGCACTGGTAGCGGCGTACCTCGAACCTACGGCTGGAAAGAGGGCGGTTCAGGTGAGGGCGGCGGTAAAGATATACCGGCTCCTGGCTCGATCGCCGATGGCTGGGACCGTGATAAGCCGGTGGAGACGCAGCGCGAGACCACAAAAGAGCAGACGAAAAACGCGGATGGCTCTTTAAGTCCTGTCAAAGTGACAGAGCGCACTACGTCTAGTCAAGTCGGTGCGGATGGCAAGGTTACGACGGCCACGGAAACGCGCTCCTGGTATGAGGATTCGTCTGGTAATCGCGTCGGTGATATTAATAATGAGTCTGGCGAGGTCAAGAGAGAGGATAAAAGAACCTTTTGCGAGGAAAATCCCAAATTGACCATTTGCCGCGATTCTGCGTTTTCTGGCGCTTGTGGTGTCGATTTTAAATGCGACGGTGACGCAATACAGTGCGCCATTGTGCGCGAGCAGCACAATCGCAATTGCAAGCTGTTCGACCTCAAGAGTCTGGAATCCGAGCTCTACGAAAAAGAAAAGAACAAAGAGGGCGACCAGACAAAAGAGCTGCCAGGCAATGAGACAATCGATATGAACAATCGAATTAAAACCGATGACCTCCTGGGCGGTGGTGGCGGCATAATGGACGTCAATATTACGGTCTGGAATCGCAGTATCACGCTGCCTTTTTCTCAGCTTAATTCCACGCTGCAATATCTCGGGAATATCCTCGTTGCTATTGCCATGCTTTCTGCAGTCCGCATTATCGGGGGTAAATGATGCCTGTCTTTCTTGCTGCCCTCGGCGGCGTTCTTATTAATGTCGTCGGCACAATCGTCGGTCGCGTCATGATTGCGCTGGGCATCGGCGTCGTCACATATACCGGCGTCGGGGCCTCCGTAGACTTCCTCAAGTCTCAAGCCATTGCGAATTTCAATTCGCTGCCGCCCGAGGTATATACCATTCTCGCAATGCTTAAGGTCGGATCAGCAATTAATATCGTCGTCAGTGCCATCATGGCCCGCATGGTGCTTGATGGTCTTACCTCGGATACGTTTAAACGCTGGGTTATCAAGTAATGCTTTATCTCGTCACGGGCGCTAATGGCGCAGGCAAGACTCTCAATACACTCAAATGGGTTCGTGAGCGCCAGATAAAAGAGGGGCGGCCCGTTTGTCATAATGGGCGATTTGAGCCCGTCGAGGGCGGCGAGCTTTCAAGCTGGAAGAAAATCGACATTCAGAAATGGCAGGACGAGCCTGACGGCACGATTTTTCTTGTCGATGAATGCCACAATGATTTTCCGCAGCGGCCCGCTAGTGCCAAACCGCCTGAGTACGTCCAGATGCTGGCCGAGCATCGGCGTCGTGGCTTTGATTTCTACCTTGTCACACAGCACCCACAAAACATCGACTCGTTCGTTCGACGGCTGATCGGTTCCCCGGGCTGGCATCGGCACTTAAAGCGCGCGTTCGGCGGTGATCTGGTTAGTGTCCAGGAGTATCCGGCTGTCAACGCGCAGTGCGAGAAGCAAGGCGCGGGAAAAAACGGCGAGGTCACCATGGTGGCCTTTCCGAAAGAGGTTTATAGCTGGTATCGATCCGCAAGTCTCCACACTGGAAAAAAGCGAATCCCGAAAATCGTCTGGCTTCTTGCTGCCGCTGTGGTGCTCGTCCCCACAATGTTCGTGCTCGCGTTCAAGACCGTTGGCAAAACCAGTCTTGACAAGATTCAGAAAGCCAGCCCTGCGCCCATGGCCGGCGTGCCTGCCCAGCGTGCCGCTGGGCCTGTCGCAGCGCAGGCTATCAGCGTCGGTGACTACATTAAGGCGCGCGAACCTCGGCTTCCTGACCTTCCTCATACTGCGCCCGTTTATGACGATGTGACGAAACCGGTCACTGCGCCTTATCCCGCCGCGTGTGTCTCGTTTAAAGGTGAGTGCAGGTGCTATACACAGCAGGGCACGCGCATGATCGTTTCGGCCATGCTGTGCACTCAAATCGTTGAGCGCGGCTACTTCGTTGACTGGGACACTTCGCGGGGCGTGAAGACCGTTTCCGTGGCTTCTGAGCCCGCCCGTCCCGCGTCCGCTGCGGTTGCCGAACAGCGAGTCCAGACGGTGCCCATGCCTTCGCCCCGTGGTCGCCAGCCCGGTGAGATTACCCAGGCGGACATTCCCGAGGTTCTCGGCCTGCGCAATCCCGCGATGCGTGGAACGCGCGATGGCGGCATCACTGTTGCTGAAGGTGCTCGCTGAGTCTTTAGCGCTTTTCTGTTGAGCAATGGGGACCCATGCAGCGCGAATAGCGCGGCCCCGCAGGGGTGCATGGGGCTGGGGGTATGGGGGTGCAGACCCCCCATGTCGTGCAGTCGTTCGACCCGTGCCCGGCACAGTGCGCGCAGTGCTCAATCATTCACGGGGTGAGGCCTTAGGCCGAGGGGCTCTGCCCCTGCGCAAGGGATCGTTAGTCGGTTCACCGATTGAGACGCGCGGCCAGCACCAGGGGACACAAAGCGACTGACGCGCCCCGCAGGACAAGTGCCATGCCCCCCGCGCGCAATGAGGCTCCCTGTAGTGCTAGTGCGCTGCCCCGCGCATAGCCGGGCCAGGACGCAAGCGAAGCGCGGCCAGGCCCGGCTATGAGCGTGCAGCGCCCCTTGCACAAGTGAGGCACCCCGAGCACGGGTGCAAAGCCCCGCAGGACAAGTGCACGGCCCCGAGCGTTAGAGACGCCCTGGCGCTGGCTGCGTGGCTCAACAGCCACTGCTGCTAGAGCCCGGTCGGCGAAGCCGATGCGCCATGGACCTATCGCATGCCACTGACCTTGGCCTGAAAACGCAACATTCGTGGGGTCGGCATTTCGAGCTTTTGGCTATTGCCCGCAGCTCCTAGATTTCCTTTGAGGAGGAAAGCTGAATGCACATTGGATATGCCCGCGTTTCGACAGTCGAGCAGCACACAGCGCTGCAGCTTGATGCCCTGCGCAAGGCAGGCTGCGAGACCATCTACCAGGAAAAGCAATCTGCTGTGAAGGCCCGGCCAGAGCTCGAGAAGTGCCTCGCAGATCTGCAGCCTGGCGACGTGCTCATCGTCTACAAGCTCGACCGATTGGCCCGCAGCTTGAAGCACCTGCTATTCGTTCTGGAGCGCCTGGAAGCCGCCGGCGCTGGGCTGCGCAGTGTCACCGAGCCTGTGGACACATCCACGCCCATGGGCAAGCTCATCATTCAGGTGCTGGGGGCCGTCGCCGAGTTTGAGCGCACGCTGATCCGGGAGCGCTCCATTGCTGGCCAGGTCGCCGCCATCAAGCGTGGCGTGAAGGTGGGCAGTCGCCCGAAGAAAATTTCAGAGGATCAGGCCGAGGAGATCAAGCGGCTTTACGCAGAGGGCAACCACACTTTGGCAAGCCTGGGCAAGCTCTACAGTTGTTCGCATACAACGATCAGGCGAACGATATATGGGGATGAGCGGGACAGAATGGTCGTGCTGAAACACTACCTTTAAGCCAGACGAGGAACCCGCGC